TGACGAGGCGGCATAAACAGCATTAATCTTGGGGATTTCTTATCTGCCACGTCTTGACTAAACTTTTCTAGCCTTTGACATATGTCTTTATGCACCCAACCTGCTTGGTAGTCAGGATTAAACTTTTCAACAAACGGCAACATGCGTTTTCGTGACAAAATACGTCTTGCGAGCTCTTGTTCGGCACGAATTTGAGCATTTTGCTCTTTTTTTGACTCTTTTTCTTGTTTTTGGGGCTCAGGAAGCTGGTCTGCTTCATCCGCAGCACAATATACGCATAAACCTTTAGGTAATACGAGGTTTTCTGCTAAAAGTTTCTTACACTTGTAGCATTCTAGCTTTTCTAAGTCCACTTTTTAATATCTTTTAGTGTTTTTAGCCTTTCTTGCCGGTTTTTTAGCTTTTTTTGCCGGTTTTTTAGCTTTTTTAGGGTATCCTTTGCCGTATCCCATCTCTTTCTCCTTCTTTTTAGTAATTTTTTCCCAAAACATTGGTATTTGCTTGCCTGCTTTACGTTCAGCTACTAAATGTGCCGACATATAAGCAAAAAACCCCATACCAATAAGAATAATTAACCCTAAAACAGGTTCTATCCACTCTGGCCAAGATGACCATGCTCCAAACTCATAATTCATGGTTTTATCCTCAAATTAATTTTCCCACCTGTGCCGTCGCCTTCTTGGGGTCCATAATAACCCATATAGTTTCTAACTTGTCGATATGGATTAAGACCAGCGCCTGGAACAGATTTAAAATATTCTCCTAACTTTCTTGCCCCTGTAGACTGTGTTTTAGCTGGAAAATCGTAAATATCACTAAACTGTAAGCTACCGTCTTCAAGTGTTTTTGGTGCAGAAACCTTACCGAGCGTTGTTTTTAAGTTAAAAACAGGTTCAGTTAAATCTGAAAATTGAAAAGTATTACTAGCTCCTTGCGAGGAATCTCCTGCTTCTGCCCCTTCAAACGCGTTATAATCCATATATTGAATAGTATTAGGATCGTAACCTTTATCTATTTTTGCTTTTCTAGCTTCTGGGGTTTGGCTATATTCGTAAACCTTTTGGAACGCATCTATCTCTTCTTGTGAGAAATCTGCATTTGTCCTATCTTTTGTAGGCCTTAATATTTGTCTTATATTTATAGGTAGAATACTATTAGAAGTATCAACGTTACCACCAAACTGGTCCATCTCAGGTTCTTTTTTAGTACCTGGTATTTTTATATTTTGCCCAGCTTTTATTGAGTTTGCATTTTCTATAGAAGGATTAGCCTTTAACAGATCACTAGTACCTAGGTTTCTATCTTGTGCTATTTGTGAAAGAGTATCACCAGATTTAATAGTATAAGAACCAAGGTCTTCATTAGAAGACTTTGACATAGTATCTACAACTAAGCTAGTTGCAAGTTTAGTAAACCAAGTCATTTAACACTTCCACCTTCTTCTTGCTTGCCTAATTCTTGAATTAGGATTGTTTCTAGTCTTAGCCGAGCTTCTTTTTAGTTGCCCCAAAGATCTAGCGCAATAAGATTTACGTCTTTTTGCTGCTTTGCTACCTTTTTTTACTTTACCTGTTACTGCTGTTTTTAATTTAGACCCAGGGTTTTTTCTTCTGTAGGCTGCAACGCCTTTTTTGGTCATACCAGCACCAGATTTAGTTTTCCTATAATTACCGCCTTTGCCGGTAGTTCTTCTTATAGGTTTTTCTTTTTTTCTAGGCATTATCTTCTCTTTCTCGCTGGTCTTTTCTTCGCGGTCTTCGCGGATTTTTTGAAAGCTTTAGCTGTAGGTGCGCCTTTAGATCCAGGCTTCCTCATTTTTTCATTAGAGCCCGCTTTAATTCTTTTACGTTTTGCGTGTATGTTTGCGTATAGTCCTCGTTTAGCCATTACTTCTTACCCCCTTTATAAGACTTCTTAGTTGTACCTTTAGATTTTTTCTTTTTACCCATCTTCATGGATTTTGGTTTTTGATTAATACAATGCATTAGTTCCTCACTATGTCATAAATTGTTTTCGTAGGGACCATAAATCGCGAGACAAATGGCACCTCCGACTTTTCATTGTCGCCTGGACGTCTTTCGCCAAACTCTATATTAAATAGTTTACCATTAGTTAGTAGCCAGGCGTCAACATATTCTTTAACTGTGTACGACCTTCCTGACCCAATCGGCTCTATAGTTTTGGACCCTGGTTGACCAACCGCGGACACAAGCGCCGCGCATAAATCTTCTACGTGCACATAATCACGGACGCATGTCCCATCTGCCGTATCGTAGTCACTCCCGAAAATGGTAAATGAACCGTGGTCCACGGCCCGTTGTGTTGCGGCATATAAACCTTCGGGATTTGTTGGTTTGCCACCGCCAACATTAAAAAATCTAAATATCGTGTAATCAGGACAGAGCTCTTGGACTATATCTTCCGCCATAAGTTTGGATCGTGCATACGGAGACGTCGGATCATAAGCAGCGCCCGTAGATGCAAAAATCATTTTTGCGTTTGGAAAAGCATCAATAACATTTTTAGTACCAACTACGTTTGTGTAGTAGTAGGCCGTAGGCCGCGCGACACTTTCGCCGACTTTTACTAAACCAGCTAAATGTATAACAACATCTACTTCGGGGTTACATATAGATAAAGGTAGTCGAATATCCCAGTCATCTATATCAAAGGATAAGATTTTTATGCCTTCTTTTTTAGAAAGCTGTTTTATAACTTCTTGGCCAATATAACCATTGGCACCAGTTACGGCTACAATCACTTCTTCTTTTTATTCTTAATAGCAGTAATTATGTCGCCTCTTGTTACTTTGTTTTTATCTCCATACAAAGATGCAAGTTTTGAAGTTTTACGTTTCTTTTTAGTAGCTCTCGCTTGTTGCGCGTACTTAGTCATTAGTACCTCCTTGGGGTTCTAAATATCGTGTGTCTACTCCTGCTAGTTTTAGTAGCTCGGAATCTGGTAGTCTTTCTAGTTGTTGTATTTTATCTACATTAATATTAACTTGTGTTGCATTTTCTGGTGCAAATAGACCGTGGAGCTTGCACAACGAATCTACGACATTTTTTTCTTCGGTTGCTGTTGCTGATTTACGATGCGCTTCTAAATATAATTGTGTTGCTGTGTTTTTGTCGAACTTAACTTCTTCACGCATTTCTTCGCGCAAATATTCAATAGCCTGATTTATCTTTGGTTTTTTAAAAATCTCGTACACGGAATCTTGGTTCCTGTACCCCGCTGCACGGCCCGCGGCCGCCTTACTCATACCTCGTAAAAAATATAAAATTAATCTTTCTTCTTGGACCGAAAGCTCGGATAGCTTTACTCCGGCATACGGATAGTGAGATTGAAGTTCCAATCTATCTTGTTCAGAGACTTCTACTGTTTGATCTGCGACTAAGCTCATATTGCTAAATATACCTTATAACCTTTTATAAAGGAAATTTATAATAAAAAATTTTTTTTGAAAAATATAGAATATATCGCTGAGACATCTTCTCCTACTATCACCACAGACCCTCCTCCCTCCCCGATCCCAATTGACATCGGCCATCGGTCATTTGTTCTTTGGAACCTTGTTTTGGTTTTTTCACGTCAGTCGCTACGCAGGCTTCGCTTTGTGACGCTGTTAGTGTGTTAGTGTAATTGTTCAGTGTTTATTTTTGTATATGCGTATGGAGAAGATAAGCATTGTTCAGTTACTTTTATATTAACTTAGTACATGGAGGTACTATCATGAGTATATTTAATACTATAGGTCGTCTTACTTACAAGACACAGAGATTGGTTACTGATTCTACTATCGAACCAGTCAAAGCATTACGTGAAGGTTATCAAGCACAAAAAGCTAATCAAGCTAAGATTGATGACGCAACAAAAGCATTGGAGGCATCAGGTGTCAAAGTTACATCAGATACATTCAAGCCTGCTAAACAGATGGAGTTAGACATATGATTATATGCTCCACCTGCCTTACCATCCAATCGGATGAGTATGAACATAAGATATCTGAAACAGATGTCGATCTTGAACACTGCACTTGTGAAGAGTGTGGTGTTTCTCTCTCTTCTTAATTCCTTTCATTCTTAGGGGGCTAATCACCCCCTACCCCTTCTTTATACTACTATCATCAGTGCGTGCGTGCATGTGCACGTTACACGCATCTGATATACAGATTGGTTCCTCGTGTTCCACGGGTATGTGCAGATGTGGAACCATGTCGTGGAACCACGTTTTGTATTGCAACTGTGCGGGCTTGCTCGCTAACACTTGCAGGCTGGTTCCGTTGTTCCACGTGGAACAAACCCTAGTTTGGCAACGGACAACGAACCACGGTTATTGGATAAAGATTATCTTAACCTATAACTAGTGGAACCAGTGGAACCAGACCTATAACCACGCATAGTTATAGGGCAAATCGTGTTCCATGACTCGTGGAACCGAGTGGAACCAGTGGAACCAATAAATCTTATCGCCAGTCGCTAACGCTTGGTGGCGCAGTTGGTGTGAGTATGAGCTAGATACAGGTGTATGTAGCCATTTAACTTTACTTACCTAGGAGGTAAATATTATGTTGTATTCATTATACATACTAAAAGACGGCAAAGACGGCAAATCTAGATCTAGAGAAGTCGGCATTGCAACTACTAACAAAGACGGTAGCTTAACACTACACTTTGACGTAGCTATACCATTGACTGCTGACAATCAGCAAGCCAAGGTATTCATGCGAGTGATTGAGCCAAAAGCTCAGTCAGTCGAACAGCCAGCAACAGCAGTAGCTTAGTTGGCATCGTCTACCCCAACGCTGACACGTTCATAGCGTTGGGCATGACGTAAACATTGCGAGGGACGTGGGTTCATGGCCGAACATGCATGCTGGGATGAAAAGCCCAGCTCTATCCATTTTATACAAGGAGGTTGATATGGAGGAAGTAAGTGTACCCTACGAGGTGCTACAACAAGCCGAAGCAAGCGAAATACAATCGCAAGCTGATTATGTAAATGCTGGTGAGTTTCTTAGGAAATTCATCAGACGTATAGAATTGTTACCACAAGGAGGAAATTATGGCGACACATTTTGACCCAGACGATCTGGGACCACAGGTAGTAGACATGGCTAACGGCGAGACAGGAGAACTCCTGCCATCGCAAAAGACACCAGAGTCTGCCTGGAAACCAGATACTATTGGCGATCCAATAGGCAGTGAAATCAGAGCAACACAGGATCCTGTGCACTTGCCTGACTTTTACTACAGAAAATATGCTATTGACGGCGAAGGCAAACCACTTGCTCAGAAGTCAAGAGTTGACGGTATCATGGAAGTCTTCAAGTCCAAACGTGATACTGCAATGGTATTTAACAATGCAGACCAAGACTTGCGTAAGAAAGAAGAAGATTATTATCTTCTTCAAGTTCAGCAAATTGCTGACGGTCTTATGCCACTATGCGAGACTGATCCACAGTCCACAGGTATCAACTTCTTACAGTTGACAACCAGGACATGGGCAGAGTTTGCATCTATTGCATACGAATACAAAGAAGAAACAGCATCTGCTAATCCAAACGATGACTTACCAGTATGGTTAGTCGAGCGTGAGGACAAGATGTTTGGTCTTGGCCGTAAGGCTCGTATGTTATCAGCTGTCGTCGGCTTAGTCGGTGACTCGTTCGGCTTACACGATCTTGCGTTAAAAGACGCTCGTGTCAGGAATGAGATCGAGAGGCGACAACAGCGACTAGCGGAGTGGAACTTCAAGAATCACGCTGATTCCTCTGTCAAAGTTGCAACTGCGTTAAACAATGCAACCGTTGAGCACACCAAATCCGTGTTTGACAATGCATAACCCAACGGGGGCTTCACGGCCCCCACTTTACCATAGGAGGAAATTATGGGACTAGATATGAATGCAGGATGGTTACATCCTAAACCAGAGCAACCAGATAACGTGGTTGATATAAAAGATAATATGGGCGACCGCATGGAAGCTGTGTATTACTGGCGTAAGCATGCCAGGCTACAACAATTCATGATGGTGTTGTGGCACAAGAAAAAAGAAGAGGACACACCGTTCGGTGTTATGGGCTCTGACTTTAACTGTGTGCCTTTAATGCTTACAAAAGATGACGTGCTTGAATTGCAAGAGCGCGTGCAAAAGGAAGATCTGCCTTTCTGTCCGGACGGTTTCTTCTGGGGACATCAGTTCCAAGAAGAGTCAGTCAAAGAGTACAAAGAACAAGACTTGCAGTTTTGTGAAGACGCACTCAAGTGGCTAGATGAAGGTAAAGAAATATGGTACGAGTGTTCGTGGTAAATTACTAGGAGGTAAAAATGCATACAATCAATCCAATCAAACTCAAAGAAGAGTTAAAAGACTGTATCCATGCCGGCTACCCAGCAATGATCTGGGGTGGGCCAGGCATCGGCAAATCAGATATACCAGCACAGGTTGCACAAGAGCTCAATGTTAAACTCATTGATTTCCGTGCTAACTTGTTCGACCCAGTCGATGTGCGTGGTATTCCATATATTAAACAGTTGAAAGAAACTGGCAAACGTTTCACGTCATGGGCAATACCTGACGTGTTTCCAATCGCTGAGCGGGACGGGGACCGTGGCTTGTTGTTCATCGACGAGTTGCCAACTGCACCACCAGCAACACAAAATGCTTTCTTACAACTGTTGCTCAACAGATCCATCGGCGAGTACACATTGCCTGCCGGCTGGCAAATCATTTGTGCAGGTAACAGACTGACTGACGCAGCTGCTGTGTATCAAATGCCAAGTCCAGTTCGTAACAGGCTTGCTCATTACGAGCTCGAGCCAACACTCGACGACTGGGTACAATGGGCTTATCAGCACAACATCGATCCAGATGTTATCTCGTTTATACAATACAGACCTAACTTGTTGTCTGCATTTAACGCAGATGACTATGCTTTCCCAACACCACGTGCGTGGTCAATGGTTAGCAAAAAGATGTCTAAAGCCAACACTGATCCAGAACGTATGTTCTTCGGTGTATCGTCATTAGTTGGCGATGGTCCAGCTGGCGAGTTTGTTGCATTCAAAGAAATTGCAAACAAGCTACCAGATATCGATGTGTTGCTCAAAGATCCATCTACGTACAAGAAAGATGACAATCCTGCTCTGTTGTACGCGTTGGCTACAGCGGTTGCTACTAGAGCACAAGATGACAAGATGGAAAACATTATGAAACTAAACAACAAGTTACCAGTAGAGTTTCAGGTTGTATTAGTCAAAGGTTGTTTGGCCAAAGACAGACAACTTAAATCACACAACGATGTGCGTAAGTGGATCGTTGACAATGCTAATGTTGTTTTATAGGAGGTTATATGAAAACAGTTAGACTATCTAGAAACCTGCAGGAAGATATTACTCGTGCTGCAGAGACTAAATATAAAAACGCTAATCCAGAGAAAGAGTATCCGCAAGACGGATACTCTGTTATGCAAAGGCTTGGCGTTATTGATAAAACAGAACGTACTAAAAAAATGTTCAACGATATATGGGACAGAAACCTGCCCATGCAAAGTGTTGATTGCATACAGCTACGTTCAGAAGCTGTTGAACCAGACGAAGACGGTGAAGGTAATGACTACACTAGAAGATTATCTTACACCCTGCGTTGTCCATCAACAGACGTGCCTAAGTTTCTGTGTTACTACGACGAACTAAGACTAGAAGTGCCATGCGATGACCCAACTATTGTTGAGTGCATGACTATAGAAAACTTCAACAACGATCTTAGATCTAAGAAACGTAACTATATTAGACAGCTAGAAGATGTCATGTACAAATTTAGTACGCTAAATCAGTTACTTAAGGCTGCTCCGTACATCAAAGACTTGGTGCCACAGGAGAAACTTACAAAAATGTACGAGAAAGACGACAGATCAGGCAGGCGTGCAGAGCTTGCAGAAGTCGCTGACTCGGAATTGCAAGAGTTACGTGAAGTCTTATTAGAAGACGCATTATTAGGAGATGATTAATGAATCCATTGTTTGTAAAAGCTAGGTCAAGGCTTATTCTTGACAACCCATTCTTCGGCACTTTGTGCCTCAGGCAAAAGCCTACTGAATGGGACGAGCCAACTGGCGCAGTAGACGGTAAACATCTGTTCTACAACCCAAAGTGGTTTGAAAAGCTAACAGAAATGGAACGTGTAGGTTTCCTGGCGCACGAAGTTATGCACCTGGTTCTTATGCATCACACGCGTAGACAAGAACGCAACGGCCACAA